GAAAGTTTTTCTCCTGTACACAACAATGAGAATTGTTGTGTGTTCAGGGAGAAAATGTTCCGATGTTCACCCCAAATCATTCCAACCATCAACAAACAAGAGGTAACAAACAAAACACCATACAACAAGATGCACAGTGAAGTGTTCGTCACCCTCGCAAGAGACGGAAGGCACGACTACAAGGTGATGACACAGCACCCAACGAATTGGGCAACTCCACTATTAAGTGGCGGTACAGTAAAAGAACAGCTTCTCACTCTTGACCCAGCCTGGATATCGCACAAAGTATGGGGGCTGAGTAGCGACCTTGATCCCGCTCGTCACCTTATTTACAAGCTTGCACAGCTTGCCGAGAGCTTCCACGAAGAAGGCTCTACGCGGGGTTGCAGAAATCACTGCACGTTTGGCAAGTACTACGAAGGAAGCGACGCTGACAGAAATCGCGTCAATTGCCAAAGGCGCCTAGAAGCGCGAAGTGAAATCTTTACCCGAGCATATACTTAGCTCGACAGCTGCGGTGGGGAGTTGACAACCACTATGACGACTTGTCTGCTTTGCGAAGATAACGCTCGCAAACAGGTTCTAGAAACCCTCGCAAGGACGGTTGTACCATCGCGAAAAGTGCGACTCGAAAATGTCCTACAATCCCTAGAGACGTATTACAATTCCGTGATAGAGACGATCTTGGCGGCAATCCGCGTAACACTAGGAAACACGAACGCCGATGCAGTTCTCTCCGCACACTTCAGAAGAACAGGGGTTATGAAGGTAGTCGACAAAGTCGGAGGCGTCGAAGCCTCTCGCCGGCAGATCCGGCGCAATGACCTCAAAGAGGGGAATACACCTAGTCAATCCGCGGTCGTTGTGACGACTCACATTGATGACACGCAACTTACAGCTCAGACAGGTACTGCTTGCAATGAACCTAAGCTAGATCCCAAGACACTCCTAGTGAGAAGGAGGAATCTGGAAAGAAAGCTCAAAAGGCTCAATGGCCCGAGAGCCAGCGCCATCAGTCAGTTTAGGGCCAGCGTCAACACTCTTCTTCAAAATGAGAGAAGGTGGCTGCCTCAATAGCCGCCCGGAAGCGACTTTGACGTTCAGAGCAGAATCTTTTAGTACAGATAATGCACCTTAAGACTCAGGAACGACCCTGACTTCAGCTATAGGTGGAACAAGCATACGGCTAAAGCCTGTCTGTACCTCGGCACGAGGCAATGCATCTAGACGATGCTGACAGACCTGTTTGCTCTCCAAAACAAGAGGATTCCTTGGAGACCGGAGCCAGAAATTGTAACCTACAAGGGAAAGGGCGGTATCATTAAGACCGCTGAAAACAGCGGATACTACGAGTACGACACGCCGTCCCTTGGACTCAAGCTATTCTCCACAAGACTCAGAGGCATTCTCGCAGGCAAATCCAGCCTTGGCGAGTACTTAAGCCTCCCAGACGTGAGGGTCAAGGGGAACGCTATGCGCACGAGACTTTGGCTCAGAGGTCTTCTCTACTTCGAACCGATTGGTAAGAAGAACCGTGCATGTCTCTATCAGTTGACGACTCTGGGAAGGGCTCAGCCCTATCCTATTCTTTGTCCGAAGTCCCAGATCAACGCGACACTTGAGTAACACATGAAGCCCTGCGAAAATTTGGTAGTTAAGGGTATCAAGTGGAGTGACGCAGTAGCCCACCAGAAGGCAGAGGCAGCTGGAGGTTGGCCAAGCTTCTAGGCCAAACAAGCCCTCCAGTCGGGATTGAGGCACAGAGGTGCCTTTTTCAGGAACTGGTGTAGCGACTGGTTGCAATCGCGTTTAAAGGTCACTGACATAGAGCACAGACTCCACGAGAACAAGGTCTGGATCCTGGACAATAGAGTTTCCGTACTGAACGGAGCGAGTGAAGGATACAGAAGAGTGGATGGAGGCACGGCTGCATGGGCACTTCAACAGGTGCCAGACTCGGTTCGATTCTCTTGTATGAAGTCTCTTCACGAGATTGAGCTCATCGTGGAAGAGAGGAAGAAGGTCTAGGAAGGATGCTGTAAGGTTTATGACGACGCGTGCGAAGCGGGCGAGAAAATCACAATGCGGATCGCGAAGAGGGCGGCCAGAGGAAAGGCTCGGGTCAGCTGGATGGACGTCAAGGTTAAGTATGAGGCCCTACTTGATGCTACAAATGCTCAGTTCAACGAGTAGGTCACCAAGAAAGCCATGGAGCAATACAAGTTCGCTGTAGAATTCGAGAGAACAATAGTTGCGATGGAACGCCTGCCGATTGGAATTCTTATGATCATATTGGCTTACGAGGGCGCGTAGGACAGATAAGTGCCCTGGGAGCCGAACTTCAGCCCCGAGCGCGATGGAGTCTTCCAGATGCCAAATGATCCCTAGTTCTTAGACTGTTTCGGAGGCATGGTTCATCCTCTCTTCGGAGATGCCATGAGGGCAATCGCAAGGAGCGAAGGCAGGATCTCTCAGCCGGAGTACAGCGATGCACTTTACGAGAAGGCAGTACGCGAAGTGTGGAGGTCTAGATCCCTCCTTTCTTACGAACTACTTTTGCAGCCCGAGAGGGGCTACAAGTGGCGTATACCTTCTATCAACCCACCCTAAATCGTCTAACTCACCTCCATTGCAAGAGGCTTCCTCGATAGACTGCTCGCCCTTGACGGACGAGTTACTGCAGGTAAGGAAGCGGAAAAGAGCGTAGCCACCTTTATCAGGTTTGGCCACAAAGGTCTTTGGAGGTCTACAGATATGAAGGGCGGAACTGATTTGCTCGAATATGGCGTACTAAGGGCCGGAGCTCACAGGATTATGTCCGAACTTGACATTCCAGCTGATTCGCCCGTCGGTCTGGGCCTTATCGCGGGTCTGACTCCATTGAGATGTGCTGACGACAACTACAAGAGGCAGGAAAGAGGACCTCTCATGGGTGTTCCCACCAGTTGGGCTTGGCTCAACATGGTAAATCTGTGTTCTTGGGACCTGTCCGTATCCGACGAGATTCTCGGAATAGCAGACAGTATGGGCAGGAGTCCACCTGACAGGATCCAGCTAATAAAGCAGCTGGTAAGGGAAGCAATGGACTGCACAGATTTGACTGTTTCTCATTGTATACAGTCTACGAGCCTTCACGCAGAAGACCTAGGCGAGCTATGGACTTGGCGTCCCTAAGAGAAAGGCAAGAGGTCTGAGGAGCGAAGGATTGTGTGGCTTGATAACCGCACAAGAGCACAGAGGAAGGGCTGCATCGATTCTGACGCTGCCCCCGCATATCCTGCGGTCTGTCGAGCTCCTAAAGGATCCATGGGATCGAAGTAGATCATAATTTCTAAGGTTCTTCCTAAAGGGAAGAGGGCCGACGAAATGTTCGTCCTCTCTCTGCTCAACATTCCAGAGTGGAGAAGAGAACTACAAGACCTTGCGAGGTCGTGCGGTGATGATCTACTTGGGAAGTGCCTTTCTGCTAACCAATCGCATCGTTAGACTCACTATCTGAGGCGCTTTGGTGCTGAAATTTCTGAGCCCAAAGACTAACTTTCTGACGAGTTCGCGATATAGCTCGAGAAGCCTTACTTCAGGCTCGAAGGTGGGAAGTACATGTATAGTCCCGACGTCGTCGTATTGCAATCTCTTTGGCCGAAACGTCCCCCACAGGTCGCAAGTGAAACACCTGCTCCCGGCAAGAGGTTCCGGAGAGCTATGATGGAGAGCCCGCATGCTTACGATGAACTTGCAGTTTTGGCGTGGAGACAGCTCCGTTTGAAACACGGACTGGAACAAATCACGCAGCACTTCTAACCTCGTGACAGGTCGCTTGGCTCGAAACGCCAGCTCAACAAGGTCGCGGGGGTTAAAACTGTTTGTTTATCTGCACCACATCTCTCGAGTGTGGGCCTAGATCACAAGGAAGAAGTAAAAGGGTCGCTGCCGGCGAAAGGTAGGGCAGTGTTCCAGAACTTGTCTCACGGAAGAAGAGGTCGTCGTCGCTCTCAGCTCATGCATCTAGTCTACGGTCCCGAAGACCTTCCAGGCATTGGAATCCCGGAAAGATCCGAAGTTTTGACTAAGAAGGTCAAGAGCCTCAAGGGTAAACCTCGCTGCATCCGCGCCTAACTGAGGTAGATTGCAGCGTGCCTGACCACACAGAAGTGGTCTGTCATAAACGCCGAGGATGACGGCGAGCCCGTTAAGGTGTTGTCTACTGAGATCTCCGTTGGTACCCCTCAATTCATTCGGGGTGTACGCCTATGGGCCCAGCTCTCCATGCTTAATCTCGACTCCATGCAAAAGGAGGTCGTTGCGAACAAGGTTAAAGTGGATACATGGAAGGAGCTTGAGCTCAGCACCTCTTACAGGTCTATGGACAAGAAGGACGGTCGAGAGATCGTTGCCCCAGAAGTGGCAAACTATATCAGAGACCGTGCAGACGCAATCAACAAAGACCTTCCGCTCGAAAGGCGGACAGCCGCATTGAAGCGAATCCGAATGACTCCCGAAGACATCTTTGTCTTTAAATCTGATGACATTGACGACATCGTTCGGTCGGATAACTTTGCAAGCCTTAGTGATTGGCTTGGCGATCGCTGTGGGTGTGGCGCACGGAGAGGATGGCTTTTCACTGGACAGGTATAGGGTGCATAGCTTCTCAGCATTTTCGAGAAGGCGCGCGCAGAGGGCCTCTTCAAGGAGGGAAAAGAATGCCTCTTTACCGAAGAGAATGCACACGCAGCCGTCCATCACTACACGGGCCTCCGCAGGGATGCGGAAAAGAATAGAAGGCACAAAACCTTGGCAGAGATCGCCTATTCCAAGGTCGCTGTTAATCATACAATGCGACCAGACGTAGACTGGTGGAGACCAGTCATAGTTCAGTGGGCGAGGTTCCTACAGACGACAAAGGGGTCTAAGGTGCCTTAATCTTAGAAAACCGCAAACGGTAAGGTGGGCTCCAAGGCGAAGACAACAGACAACAGCACGCGTTCTTATGACGCAGTCAAGTCCATCTTCAGCAGGATTCGTATTCCTGACAGGGGTGTATTCCATTGGAACAAGGTTGGCCTCGCGGGGCCAATGGTCAACTCTCGTGCTCAGCTTGCTGATCTGTC